CTAAGCGCAACCGTGGTAACATGAAGGGTGTAAAGCTGGATCGTGAAAGAAAGAAAGATTCTAAAAAAATAAAACCAAAAACAATGACGGCAGAACAAAGAAAGGCTGCTGGAAGAACCAAGCAAAGCAGGAGAGATTTAAGAGATCCAACTTTGATGGGAAGATATCGTGCTGGAAGATCATTTCCTAGCCATGAAGAGAGTGAAAAGCAGAGAGAATACAGTCGCAAATGGGGAGGAAGTGATAAGTTATTGGGAGGAATTAGTATCCCTGCAATAGCCAAAGCAAAGCCCGCTTTTACCGAAGTCGAAAGACCGCCTAAAACAAGGCTGAAAAAAGGCGGCAGATTAAGAATGGATGGAACAGCAAAGCCAAGATAACAGCAAGGGCTATTTTATTGATGCTCTTGTAGAAAAGCTTTTTAGAAAGTTTTCTTTGTTTGGTGATAAGGAGTTTTTTAACAAAAAAGACTTCCCGATAGCCAAGCTTTTAGAAGATAACTACGAAACAATTAAAAAAGAATTTGATGAGCTAGACAAGCGAACCAAGGAGTTTGCGGTCTTTCATGAGATTAGTGATGACCAGTTATTTATATCAGACGATGAGAAATGGAGACTGTTCTTTTTAAAAGCAGTCACTGTCAGGTTTGATAAAAACTGCGAACAGATGCCAAAAACCATGAAACTACTGGATTCTGATAACAGTGTGGTTTCTGTTTATTTGTCGGTTCTTGGGCCTAGGAAGATGTTAATGCCGCATCGCGGCCCTTGGTCAGGTATCTTCAGGGTTCATCTTGGGTTAAAAATCCCAGAAGATGGATGCACACTGGTTGTGAACGGGAAAGAGTATAAGTGGCGAGAGGGTGAGGCCGTGGTATTTGATGATACATACGAACATATCGCGGTAAACATGACTGAACAGGAAAGGACGGTGTTGTTTATTGATTTTATGAGACCGCTCCCTTTTCCGTTAAAAGCACTGAATTGGGTCTGTTTGCGCTCCGCAAGGTATGTTCCTTACTTTAGAGGCTATATGAAAAGAATTAAAGATTGGGAAAATGCTTTTTATAAGGCTGCTCAGGAAAGCTGATGGGCTGGGGTAAAAGTAAAGATTATAGAGATATGACTGAACAAGAAAAAGTAGACGCTTTTCTTGCATCTCAACAATTGATGGATGATGAAGTTTGGATTTACAAGCAACAAGCCCTTCCTACTGAAGCTAGGTTTGGCGGAGAGTTTGGATTACCTAGTTATTTAGGTTATCTCGGAGGTAAGGGTAGGGGTGAAGCAAAAGTTAAACACACAGGGATTGACACTCCTTATACGTTTGGTTCTTTAGGTTCGTATTACAGGCATGATCCTCAAAATACGGCTGAAAGAGAAAAAACAATACTAGGGCGAATCAAACCGAAAGATCAAAATCTTTTTAAAAAATATTACCAAGGCGTCCCTGAATCCGATACGGTTTATGTAGACTATCCAGCAGATGATCCAACTTTTGATGAATATTCACGCCCAAGAGAGATCATGAAAACTCTTAGAGAGTTGGCCGGGGTTAGGCAGAGGGTTGGTGATGCTAGATTAATGGACGTTGCAGGGGTTACTTCTCATGAGTTAGATCATCGTTTTTACCATAGCCCGTTTTACAAAGATATGTTTGAGCATTATAGCGATCCTAAGAACTTGCCTTTTGATCAAATGACTGAGGCTGGTATTTTACCAGACATAGATAGAAGGTTAACCGAAAAAAGATTTGAACTAAAAAAAGATCCCTCAATAAAGACTCTTTCAGGCCGTGATCTTAATCCTCTTATATATATGGGGTTGCCGCAAGATGTATTTGAACAACATATATACGCAATCGATCCAATTGATAGAAGGTTTAGGCCTTCTCTTCGTGCTGCAAATCAGCTTGAATATCTTAAAGCGGCGACAAAATTAAACACTAGCAGGGGCGCTTTAGCTGCTAGGCCAGATGATCGAGAATGGAGAAAACAAAACCTAAGAGATGATATTAAGGAACAACAAGAATCATTTCAAAAAAACACGTTTGCAGATGACGATCTAGCGATTGAATATGGAAGAAGAAGGGATTTTTTAATTAGAAATTACTTAACACCAGAAAGACAAGAAGAATACGGGTTAAGGCTTCCTTTGCGAGAAAGCAGAGCAATGTCATACGAAGAGCTTTTAAAAAAATCAGAAGAAAAAGACGAAACAGGTATTATGGATAAGATTTACGGATTAATAGGTAGGCTTACAAACTAAGGAGAACCGAATGCCGGAGTATTTTAAAAGTACTAGCTCTAAGCCAGCAGACACTAAAGTAGAAAAATATCGGGGTGGCGGAAAAGTTCCAACAGGAACTGGCGCTGGGATTCCCGGTGAAGGTAAGCGTAAGAGGATGAAGGCTGGCGGGCAAGTACCTAAAACAGTTGCTAGAGGCAGTGGTGCAGCTAGAATTCAATATTTTAGGAAAAATGGCTAAGTGGCAGTAGATCGCCCTTTACAAACCCCTGATTCTCCAAACCCTTTTGCGGGCGGCCAAGAGGAGATTGAGGTCGAGATCGTCAACCCTGAATCTGTTTCTATTGAAACGCCAGATGGTGGCGTGTTGCTGGATTTTGATCCAGAAGACTCGATTGGTCGAATATCTCACGATGCAAATTTAGCAGAATATATTGAAGACTCGGATCTTTTTTCAATTTCTCAGGATTTAATCGGTTCTTATAAAGCTGACAAAGACAGTCGCTCAGATTGGGAAAAGGCATATATTGAGGGATTGGATTTGTTAGGGCTTAAACATGAAGACCGAACAACCCCTTGGGATGGGGCGTGTGGCGTATTCCACCCATTGCTAACTGAGTCTGTTATACGATTTCAATCTCAAGCTATTCAGGAAATCTTTCCCGCTGGCGGCCCAGTTAAAACAAGTATTGTCGGGGTGGTAGATAGCGAAAAAGAAAAACAAGCCAATCGTGTTCAGGATTATTTGAATTACCTGTTGACCGAGAAAATGACTGAATACAGGGCTGAAACCGAGAAGATGCTGTTTTCTCTGCCGTTGGCTGGTAGCGCTTTCAGGAAAATTTACTATGATCCCAATATGGGCAGACCTTGTAGTATGTTTGTCCCAGCAGAAGACTTTGTAGTTAGCTATGGAGCGTCAGACCTAGAGACTTGTGAACGCGCAACCCATGTGATGAAGCGCAGCTCTAACGATGTTCGTAAACTGCAAGTTTCTGGTTTTTATGTCGATGTTGAGCTGCCGTCGCCCACACCTGATGTAGACGAGATTCAAAGAAAATATAACGAGTTAACCGGAGACTCAGCTAACTACGATCTTGACTCAAGACACACTATTCTTGAGATTCAGGCCAATTTAGACCTTCCCGGCTTTGAGGATACCGAAAGGGGAGAGCCTACAGGTATACAATTACCTTATGTGGTCAGTATTGATTTGTCTTCTAGGACAATTTTGTCGATTAGACGCAATTGGTATGAAAGCGATCCCTCTAAACTAAAGCGTGAACACTTCGTTCATTACCAGTATATGCCCGGATTAGGGTTTTACGGCTTTGGATTGATCCATATGATCGGTGGGTTGGCTAAATCAGCCACTTCACTGCTTAGACAATTGGTTGATGCGGGTACATTATCTAACTTACCCGGAGGTTTGAAGTCCAGAGGGCTTAGAATTAAGGGTGATGACACGCCAATCATGCCGGGAGAGTTCCGAGATGTAGACGTTCCCGGTGGAGCGATCAAAGATAACATCAGTTTCTTGCCGTATAAGGAGCCAAGCTCCGTTTTATACCAGTTATTAGGCGATATCGTTGAGGAAGGACGTAGATTTGCCTCTGCTGCTGACGTAAAAGCAGCGGATATGAACGCTGAAGCCCCGGTTGGGACGACTTTAGCGATATTAGAACGCTCTATGAAGGTGATGAGTGCGGTTCAGGCCCGCTTACACGCCTCTATGAGGTCAGAATTAAAGCTATTATCCAATATTGTGCGGGATTTCGGCCCTTCATCCTATCCCTATCTCCCCGATGAGGAGCCGATTACCCGTCAAGACTTCGATGATCGCGTAGATATCATCCCAGTTAGTGATCCTAACGCCGGAACGATGGCACAACGCATTATGCAGTACCAAGCAGCACTACAATTGGCCCAACAAGCGCCTGAAATGTACGATATGCCGCTTTTACACCGCCAAATGCTGGAAATTCTCAACATTCAGGACGCAGATAAGATTGTTCCGCTTGAAGATGAGCTAAAACCGACTGATCCGGTTAGTGAGAACATGAATATCATCAATGGAGAGCCGGTTAAGGCGTTTATCTACCAAGATCACGAAGCGCACATACAAACACACATGGCAATGGCCCAAGATCCGCAAATTCAGGAGATTATGGGTAAAAGTCCTAACGCTCAGAAGGTTATGGCGCAAATGGCGGCCCATGTTCAGGAACATTTGGCCTTTAGATATCGTCAGGAGGTTGAAAAACAGCTTGGAGTGGAACTTCCGCCCCCTGACCAGCCTTTACCAGAGGATATTGAGTACAGAATCTCTAGATTAGTGGCTCCTGCGGCAGAACAAGTGCTTCAGCAGGGTCAGCAGCAGCAACAACAGAAACAAGCTCAAGAACAGGCTCAAGACCCTATTATCCAGATGCAACAGCAAGAGCTTCAGATAAAACAACAAGAAGCTCAGACTAAAGCGCAGTCTGAAATGGCTAAAATTCAGATTGATATGCAAAAAACCGCAGATAAATCCTCCCTTGAGAGAGAAAAACTGGGTCAGCAAGAGCGTATTGAGATGGCGAAACTGCAAGCGCGAACTGAATCAGATGAAGCGAGAGAGGCGCTTGAAAGAGAGAAGCAGTCTGCGAAAGAGCAGTTAGAAGGGTTAAAGGTTGGAGTTGAAATAGCGAAAGAGATATCTGACGCAACAACTGAAGAAAGAAAAATCGCTTCCAAAGAGCAAATAGAGGGAGTTAAGATAGGCGTTGATGTTGCAAGAGATCTTTTAGATGAGTAATGCGTCTTCAGAAAACTTGTTTGATTCGCTGAGAAATAGTATAAGGGTACAAATGAATGAGATGAGCGACCACATTGGTGGAGGTGGTTGTTCTGATTTTAGTGAATACTCCAAGTGTTGCGGGATCATACAAGGTCTGGCAATGGCTGAGAGAGAACTTCTCGATCTAAAAGAAAGGTACGAGAAGGTATAATTCTCCGCATAAGCGGTGCAACGCGACTCTGGACGCGATTTTCCAGTGCATAGGAAATATCTAATGTCAGAAGCATTAGCAACAAACGAAATCGAGGACGAAGAGTCTCGCAAGGCAAAGCAGTTGCCTGACCCAGTGGGTTATAAACTGTTAATCGCATTACCAGAACCTGATGAAAAAACAGAGGGTGGCATATTAAAGGCCAGTATAACTCTGCATGATGAGGAAATAGGGTCTATTGTTGGTGTCGTCCTCAAGTTAGGGGCTGACGCTTATAATGACCCTGCGCGGTTCCCTTCCGGCCCTCTTTGTAAAGAGGGTGATTTTGTTCTAATGAGGTCTTATTCAGGCACTAGATTTAAAGTGCATGGAAAAGAGTTTCGTTTGATTAACGATGATTCAGTGGAAGCTGTTATCGAAGATCCAAGGGGGATTGTTAAGGTATGAGTGAAGCGCAACAAGAACTGGAGATTGATTCTCCTGCAAGTGCTGAAGATAAATTCTTTGGTGTAAAAACAACTATCGGCAAGAAAGGTGAGGTCAGTCAGCAAGAGTCGGACTCAGAGGTCTCGGATGTTGAGTACGAAATTGTTGATGACAGACCACCGGAAGATCGCAGACCGCCAAAGTCATTATCAGCATCAGAGGATGAGGATGATGAGTTAAGCGGCTATAGCGAAAAAGTTAAGAAGCGAATTAATAAACTGCGTTACGAGCAGAACGAGGAACGTAGGCATAGAGAGGCTTCTGAAAGAATGCGTGATGAGGCGGTGAGAGTCGCTCAACATCTAGCAAATAAAAACAAAGAGTATGAAGCTTTGATTAACAGGGGCGAGGGCGCTCTAATTAGTCAGGTTAAGCAGAAAGCTCAAATGACCCTTGAGAACGCTAAATCTAAATACAAGAAGGCGTATGAAGAGGGCGATACGGATAATGTTGTTTCAGCGCAAGAAGAGTTAATAAAGGCCCAGTCTGAATTAACAGAAGCTGAAAAATACGAACACAATTTGCCTAGAGAAGATGAGTGGCAACCGCCACCACCGGCTTATCAGCAACAAGCTCCTGTGGCCCCAGCGCCACAACAACAGCCTATTGCTCCGCCAGCACCTTCTCCAGAGTCAGAGGCTTGGGCAAATAATAATCCTTGGTTTATGAGTCAAGAACATAAAGCAATGACCGCTACAGCATATGGATTGCATGAAGAAGCGGTAAGAGATCACGGATTACGACCTAATTCTGATCAATATTTTCAATATGTTGATAATGGAATGAGAAGTTCGTACCCGGATTATGGTTGGCAGGATGAAAGCGATACATATGGACGTAGCGCGACTGTGACTGCCAATCAACCCTCGTCGGTTGTAGCACCTTCCGCAAGGAATAATGGTGCTAAACCACGCAAAGTACAGCTAACGTCCACTCAGGTAGCTCTCGCCAAGCGACTTGGGTTAACCAATGAACAGTATGCAAAAGAACTCATTAAGGGGAAATTTTGATGCCTGAAGAGCGCACACCAAGAAATAATATTTCGCGTAATGCGGATGAGAGACCAAGCGATAAGTGGATACCAGCTTCAACGCTGCCAGATCCAGAACCAAAAGACGGTTGGGTTTTTCGATGGGTACGAACTAGTATCCTTGGACAATCTGATAACACTCATGTTTCGCAGATGTTCCGTGAAGGTTGGGAGCCTTGTAAGGCTGAAGACCATCCTGAATTAAAGCTGCAACCAGATGTTGGTTCTAAGTTTCAAGGCAATCTTGAAGTAGGTGGTCTGCTATTATGCAAGGCTCCCGCTGAAACGATGGCTGCTAGATCTGCTCACTTCCAGAAAGTAGCAAATGATCAAATGGAGTCTGTTGATAATAACTTTATGCGCGAAAACGACCCTCGTATGCCTCTGTTAAATCCAGAGCGCAGCACGAGAACAACTTTTGGTAGAGACTAACCCAAGTTGCTGGGTTGTTTCTATAATTAAAGGAGGTCATTTATGGCTACCACAGCAACCCCAATGGGCGCTGAACCAGTAAACACTCTTAGTGCGAGCGGCTCTTACACAGGTAAAG